CTGGCGCGGCTACCAAAGGTGTTATGTGTAGAGGCCCGATGGCATGACCTACGCGGAGTTAATAACAGCGATTCAAACGTATACAGAAAATACGTTTCCGTCTACCACTTTGGCGGACAACACTGTTGTGTCTTCAACGACCCAACTGAATCGCTTTATTACTCAAGCTGAACAGCGTATATACAACTCTGTTCAGTTTCCGTCGTTACGTAAAAACGTAACTGGAGCAGTGTCCGCTGCTAATAAATATTTGTCTTGTCCAGATGATTTCTTGTCAACTTACTCTTTGGCAGTCATTGACTCTACCGGCGCGTATGAGTATCTGTTAAACAAGGATGTGAACTTCATCCGTCAGGCGTATCCCAATCCAACTACAGATGTTGGTATCCCTAAGTATTATGCGCTGTTTGGTCCTAACGTCACGAATTCAGTGATTACTGATGAGTTGTCTTTTATTGTTGGGCCGACTCCAGATATTGCTTACGCAGTAGAACTGCACTATTACTATTACCCCGAATCAATCACAGTTGCTGCTGATGGGCGCACTTGGTTGGGCGATAACTTCGATACTGTCTTGTTATATGGCTCACTGGTTGAGGCATACACCTACATGAAGGGTGAGACAGACATGATGGGCTTATATGATGGTAAGTACAAGGAAGCACTTGCACTTGCTAAACGCCTTGGAGATGGTCTGGAGCGTAGCGATGCTTATCGCTCTGGTCAGGCTCGTGTGGCTCCGTTACCGCAAAATAGCGGGGTTCAATAATGGCGTTCACAGGTAACTTCACTACCAACACCTTTTTGGTCGGCCTGTTAGATGGGACGTTTGATTTTGGTACTGGTACAACACAGGTCTACAAGATTGCGTTGTATACCAACGCGGCTACGTTAGATGCCACTACAACAGCTTACACAAGCACGGGTGAGGCATCAGGTGGGAATTACGCAGCGGGTGGTCAAGTGTTGGCAGTTTCCCAAATACCGACAATCGGTAATCAAACTGGGATGGCTACAGCCTATCTATCTTTTACAAACGCCGCATGGACAGGCTCAATCACCGCAAGAGGTGCATTGATCTATTTGTCTAACGGCACAACAAACCCCGCAGTATGCGTGCTTGACTTTGGTTCAGATAAAACGAGTGTTAACACATTCACCGTACAATTCCCAGCAGTCACTAATACGTCTGCAATCATCCGCATCTCTTAATAGGAGCAATCATGCAAAAAGAACTTTCTAACTTTGGTGATCACGCCGAAATCACCATGCAAGCAAACGCATCTATCCCAGAGGGTATGGGCGTTGACGGTTACTACCATGTAGAGTGCCGTGATGCCGATGGCAAACTCAAGTGGAACGAAGAGTTCCCTAACTTGGTTGTTGCTGTTGGTAAGCAGTTGATGCTTGACACGTTGCTACGTACTTCTGGTACTTACACAACTGTTGGCCCATTCTTAGGTCTGATTAACAACAGCACTACATTCGCAGCCGCAGACACTATGTCTTCTAAGACATGGACTGAGTTGACTACTTACACCGTTGGTGGTTCTGGCGTGCGTGGTACTGCGGTATTTGCGGCAGCTTCTTCGTCTGGTACAACCCCATCAAACGTCACTACGTCAACAGCCACAGCAATCACCTACACAATGACGGGTTCTGCTACTGTGTATGGATGTTTCTTGGTGACAGGTACAGGCGCAGTCAGTACAATCTCTAGCACTGCGGGTACTTTGTACTCAGAAGGCAACTTCAGCACTGCTAAGACTGTTACTACCGGCGATACTGTCAGCGTTACTTATTCGACTACTGCAACTTCTTAAAGGAGTCTTAAATGGCTCTCGTTATCGCAGACCGCGTTCAACAGACGGGTACGGCTAACACCACAGTTAGTTTTACCCTATCCGGTGCCGTAGTGGGGTATCAGGACTTTACGGCTATTGGCAACACCAATACGACGTTTTATGGCGCTACTGACGCTTCAGGAAACTGGGAATCAGGACTAGGCACGTATTCATCTACGGGGCCTACGCTCACGCGCACGACTGTCTATGCGTCTAGTAACTCTGGAAGCGCGGTTACTTTTAGTGGCACCGTTAATATTTTCTGTACCTACCCCTCATCAAGGGCGGTATACGAAGATGCGTCTGGTAATGTCAGTGCATTAGGCACAATTTCTTCTGGTGTTTGGAACGCTTCTACTATTCCTGTTGCTTATGGTGGCACGGGTGTAACCGCTTCTTCTGGCGCAAGCTCTGTAGTATTAAGAGATGCAAATCAAAACGTAGTTTTTAACAACTTTATAGCAGGTTTTGCTGCAACAACAGCCTCGGCGGGCACAACAGTTCTAACCGTAGCTTCAGCAAGAAATCAAATACTAACGGGGTCTACTACACATACCTTCCAAATGCCCGATGCTACAACATTGCAGCTTGGACAAAGTTTCCTGTTTGTAAATAACTCGTCTGGTATTCTGACAATCACAAACAATGCTACTGCTGTAATTGACACCATCTCGGCTGGTGGTGTTTCTCAGTTAGGCGCAACAAATATTGGAACTTCTGCGGGTACGTTTAGTATCTATTCTTTCCTGCCCGGCACATACAACTTTAATAACACTGCTGCAACTTTTAACAACGCCACTATTTCCAGCGCAGTTTGGAACGGTACAACAATCGCATCAGGATATGGCGGCACAGGCTTAACAACCTTCACTGCGGCTAATGGCGCTTTGTATTCCACTTCTGCTTCTGCTCTTGCGGCAGGTACTTTACCTGTGGCTGCTGGCGGTACGGGCCAAACTTCTTACACTGATGGTCAGCTTTTAATTGGTAACACTACTGGTAACACACTAGCCAAAGCCACACTTGGTAGTAGTACAGGTATCTCTATAACTAACGGCGCTGGCGCAATCACTGTTAACAACACAGGTGTTACTTCTAACGTAGCTGGTACGGGAGTTACTGTATCAGGCGCTACCGGTGCGGTAACTATCAGTATTGGTCAGGCTGTCGCTACAGGTTCTAACGTCCAGTTCAACTCACTAGGTGTTGGTACGGCTGGTTCAGCTACTGCCGGTGAGATTCGCGCAACTAACAACATCACTGCGTATTACTCTGATATACGCTTAAAAACCAAGGTTGGTGACATCACCGACCCGCTAGGCAAAGTACGTCAAATTGAAACTTTGGTCTACCACGCTAACGAGACTGCGGTTGAGTTGGGATATGACGCTAGTGTGGTTGAAGTTGGTGTTAGTGCTCAGTCTGTGCAAGCCGTACAACCAGAAGCCGTGGCTCCAGCCCCTATTGACGACAAATATCTGACTGTTCGTTACGAGCGTTTGGTGCCGTTGTTACTTGAATCTGTCAAGGCTTTAGAAGACCGCATCATCGAGCTTGAAGCCAAGCTGAAAGGGTAACCGTGTTTGGAATACCCGCCTATGCCGCAACCCCATTCGCTGCGTTAGCGGTTAATAGTTTTTCGTTTTCTGTAACAGAAGATATTGGCGCGGCGGATTCCAGCACGCAATTAAGCGCGTTCTTACAGACAATAACTGAAAATACAGTTGTAGACGAAGTTGAAAACGATGTAGGTGGTAACTTCTTTGCTGGTGTGGTTGAGAGTTTTACTTTTGACGATTCCAGCACCCAGCAGTCCGCGTTCCTACAGACTTTCTCGGATGGCGTAACTCAGGCTGACGACCCAACAATAGCCGCTCAGTTTTCTGTATTTAGAACTGAAGACACAACGGTGGAGTCAGCGCAAGAAATTTATAGCGCATATTTCTTTAATATTACAGAAAACTTTGGCCCAGCAGATGCGCTGACAATCATCCGCGTGTTCACTGATTCCATAGCAGAAGCTATAACTATGGCAGACTCAACTTTCAGTACGGCTAATCATCCAGCAACCATCACGGAAAATGTCACTATGTTAAGTAGTCAAACAGATGTTGGTTGGATAAAAATACCAACTACTCAATCGGTTACTTGGATAAACATAGAAACTTCACAGTAAAGGCATAACATGTCAGCAACATACTCAACCAATTTAGCCTTAGAGCTTGTAGGCACAGGTGACCAAGCCGGAAATTGGGGTGCAACTAACAACCTCAACATTGGTACGCTCTTAGAACAGGCTATTTCTGGCTATGTAACTCAAACCATGCCCGGCACTGATGTAACGCTAACCATGTCAAATGGGGCGTCTGCCACAGCCCGTAACATGTTTATTGAGTTGACTGGTACAGGCGGGGCGAGCCTAATTGTTCCCGCTAATAAAAAGTTGTATTTCATTTACAACAACACTCCAGTTGCCACCACAGTAAAAGTTAGCGGACAGACTGGTTTATTAGTCCCCGCTGGCTCAAAATTTTTGATGGTATGCGACGGTACTGATGTTGTTGGGGCAATTAACCGTTTAGGTAGTTTAACTTTAACTTCCGCATTAACCGCCGCTAACGGCGGTACAGGCGTAGCAACGCTTACAGGCGTAGCTTACGGAAACGGGACAAGTGCGTTTACTGCGGCAACAGGGGCGCAGATTGCCACTGCTATAGGTGCAACCTCTGTTACAAACGCTACAAACGCTACTAACGCAACGACTTCAAATTCAATCGCCAACTCAGGCGGTTGGAGTGTGACCCCTAGCGGAACAAAACTGTATTTCAATTACAACGGCACAAACGTAGCTTCGTTAGACTCATCAGGTAACTTGATTACTCTTGCTGACATTACTGCGTACGGCACACCATAAGAGGTTGATATGACATTACCAGCATCCGGTGCAATATCTTTTAATAACATTAACGTAGAGCTTGGTCAGCCGGGGACTACAACCGCAAACATTAACCAAGCCTCATACAGAACTTTGGCTGGTGTCCCATCTGGCACGATTTCGCTATCTAACTTTTATGGTAAGTCAAACGCTCTTGCCATAACCTATGTTGTCCTCGCTGGAGGCGGCGGTGGTGGTAGGTTTTACGGTGGTGGCGGCGGTGCTGGGGGCATGATAACAACCACAGCGTCACTTCCCGGCGGGTCTTATCCCGTAACTGTTGGTGGTGGAGGGCCCGGAAGTACTGCTCCCAACATTAGAGGCTCTAGTGGTAGCCCTTCATCATTTAATAGTACTAGCACAACAGGTGGCGGCGGCGGGGGCGGTCCCAACTCTGCTGTTGCTGCGGGGGGGCCTGGAGGTAGTGGCGGCGGCGGAGGCTTTGACGGTACTAGTGCTGGCGGTGCGGGAATACCGGGGCAAGGAAATCCCGGCGGTGTGGGTGGAACTAATAAGTTCTTAAACGGTGCCGGTGGCGGTGGAGGTAAAGGAGCTGCGGCAGCAAATGTTACTTCATACGGCACTACTGGCGGAGCCGGGGCTAGTGACGGCGTAACGGGTACCACTCGTGCCGGTGGCGGCGGCGGTGGAAGTGGGTACCCTCCGGGAAATGCTGGCGGCGGTAGCGGCGGCGGTGGCCCTGCTGGTTATAATGCCGGTTCTCCTGGTACGAACGGGTATGGCGGCGGCGGCGGTGCTACCGGCTCAAATAGTAATCCCGCCGGTAAAGGAGGTGATGGCATTGTTATCATCCGCTACCCAATCGCTGCGGGCGCTAAATCTGGTGGTGCGGTTACCAACGATGGAACGTACTACTACAACACATTTACTGGTGACGGTACGTTTACTATTTAATGGAGCAACGAATGGCGTATTTTGCAAAATTAGACGAAAACAATATTGTTTTAGAAGTACACGTTGTTAACGATGACAACATTCAAAACCTTTCCTTCCCAGAAAGTGAAGCAGTTGGCATTGCATTTCTAAATAGTTTTTTGCCTGTCGCAACGTGGAAACAATCTGTAGAAAACGTCAGGTTTAAGTCGGCTGGGATTGGGGACACTTTTCACCCAGAATGTGGTGAATTTGGTGGATTTGCGGCCCCAAAACCTGCGGATGATTTTGTTTGGGATGCGTTTACATGCAGTTGGGTTCCCCCCATCCCCTACCCAACAGATGGGCATGAGTATTATTGGAATCTAAAATATAAAAAATGGTCCCCAATAATTAAACAGCCGCCAGAAACAGTATTTATAGGGTAAAAGGAAAATTATGTCAGACGCAGTTCCATACATATCGTACGTTAAAAATCTGTTTGTAAAACAGATGGTATTTCGTAAGGCGGGTGATAAAGAACATGGTCATGCCCATGCTTATGACCACTTAACGCTACTCTCCAAGGGTAGGCTACGAGTTACCGCTTTAGGTAAAGACACCGACTTTACTGCGCCAACACACATTTATATCAAAGCGGATGTAATACATGAATTAACCGCACTTGAAGACGACACAATAGCTCATTGCATACATGCCATGCGCGATGAAAATGGTAGTGGAGATATTATTGACCCGGCTTCTATTCCAGATGGAGTTGTACCGCCGTACGACCCCATAATTAAAGGCTAATTGGTGATGCAAATTGACCAAGTACAGAACCTTACTATGTTATCCAGTTATTGGAGGTGGGAAGACGGGCTTTCCAACGAGTTATGTGATTTGCTACTAAAAGATAGGGCAACTATTAAAGAAGTTCCCGGTGCAGTAGGTCTTGGTGCGGGTGCTGAAAACACCAGCATAAGAAGCTCGAATACTTGTTGGGCACCTCCCAATCATTGGGCGGAAGGTATTTTGTATAACTATGGTTTCTATGCGGCTCAAGAAGCTGGTTGGAATTTTCAACTCGGTCGCCCAGAACAAATACAACTCGCTGCGTACGATAAAAATGGTTTTTACGGGTGGCATGAAGATTGGGCACCATTTGATACAAACCCAATAGTGCGAAAAGTAAGCATTGTTGTGCTGTTATCTAACCCAGAAGATTTTGAAGGTGGCGAGTTTCAGTTTACCGACGGGAAAGCTATAGAGATGAAGCGCGGTACGGTACTTGCATTCCCTTCTTTTGTACGACATCAAGTAACCCCTGTAACTTCTGGCAAACGTTACTCCGCTGTATGCTGGATTAACGGGCCGAGGACATTCTGATGTGGACCCATTCTCTGCCCTCCTCATTGCCCAAACTGCGGTTGGCTTTATCAAAGCAGGATGCAACATGCTCCACGATGGACGCATGGAGTTGGAAGGAGCCAAGAAAACTGTCGAGGGAGTCATTAGCGATGTTAAGGCTATCAAAGGCATATTTGACTGG